CAATGGCGACGTCACGGTGACGCTCCGCCGCGCGATGGATGCCGCGGGCGCGGATTAGATCGCCAATGGTGCCGGCCGGCGCGTGCTGGGGCAGCAGTTCGGCGTCAAGCCGTTCACGGGGCAATAAGCCATGACCTTGCCGGCCTGGCCGATCGCGGACTCGATCATCCTGCAGAACGGATTGAGCCTGCAGCGCATGCTCGATCCGATCGCGACGGACATGGAAGGCGGCAACACGCGCGAGCGGCCGCGGCCTGGCGACAACGTTGGAACGATCACGCAAACGGTCCGCATGTCTCCGGCCGACTACGATCCGACCTTCGTCAATTGGGTGAAAACCACGCTCAACAATGGCACGGCGCGTTTCACCATGGACGTCTGGCTCGGCACGGCGCTGGTGAACAAGGTCTGCCAGTTCATCAAGCCGGGGACGAACCTCCGTTACAACTGGGCCGGTCCCGATGCGATCGACGTCACCATGACGCTTAGGATGTATGACTTCTAGGATGGGCCTTCGATGTCCGCTGCGCCGCCGAAAAGCGGAGCGGGACCTCCGGGTCGGGTCAAATGCGAACTTCAACCGCCGCAGGCAGTCCTCATATGTGGGAAGCGGCGAATGTCACTCCTTCGTTTGTAGGCAGCCCCGCTGCGGATCTTCGCGGCCGGTGTCCATGGGGTGCTGCGAGTGATCAGAAAATGTCGCTGATTGTAGGTCATGCTGCTTAAAGCATTAGCTGGGGGGGGGCCGCCGCCCAGGTCTCAAGCCCACCGTCTCGACCTTAATGCGAAAAACCAGCTCGCCGCGATCGCTGACCGTCAGTGTCCAGCTTTCTCCGGGCACCAGCGATCGCTCGATGTCGCGTACGAGCTGCAGTGCCTCCTTCCATGCGGCGTCATCCGACGGGAGTTGCACATCGTCGGCAAAGGGATTGGAACAGTCGATTGCGAAACGAAATGTCTGCATGAGCGACCAACCTAGCGATAGCGAGGGCGGTTCCTATTTCTGATGCAGGTAGTGATCATTGAAACCGCCGATCAGGCTGAGGCGTTCGAGGTCCTTCAGCTTGATCATGTTCCGCTTCAGTTCAAGGACACCTTGAGCACGGAAAGACTGGATCACGCGATTGACGTGCACGGTGCTTAATCCCAGAGCCTCCGCCAGATCGGATTGGGTGACGGGAAACTCAAATTGATCATCTGCCACCAGCCCCACCGCCGCTAGCCGTGTTCGCAGTTCCGCCAACAGGTGAGCCAAGCGCGCCGCCGCGTCCCGCGTTCCAAGATTGACGATCCATTCTCTAAAGATCGCTGAATCGACAAGGGTCTCCCGCCACAACGCGCGAGCGAGATTCGGCCGCTCTTCTATCAAACGGTTGATATGCCGATGGTCGATGAAGGCGACCTTGGCCTGTGAAAGCGTTGTGAGATCGTGATCCATCCTGTCGAGCAGCAGCCCCTGGAGATCGGGCATATCGCCGGCCGGATGAAATGACAGGATCTGGCGTTTGCCACTGTCTGCGAGCTTGGATCGGAATGCAAAGCCGCTCATGACCACGATGCATTTAGTGGGGTGATCGCCTTCACGCACGAGACTGGTTTCCTCGGCGACTTCCTTGATGATTGAAGGTAGCTGTCTAAGAGCCGCGGCATCCTCGTCGCTGACGACGGAATTGACGCGGAGCCTGCGGATCATCATTTCGGTTGGCATTGGCAGTCTCTAGGGGATGTACCCCTGGGGCAACCTACGCCTTTCTGCCGGCATTGCCAGCTTCATTTGTCCTCTGGCAGAGCATTGGGCCCGCCTTGGCCCGGCACGCAATAAACGGATCAGTGTGCCAAATCTCTAAGATTGAGCGCAAGATTTCTGATTCAGATACCGGACCTCCGATGCCAACTCACAACGAAGCGCTGCTCGAGGCCTATGCCTCCTGTCCGCCGAGCGCGCGGATCTACTACACGCTGGAGGTCTGGCAATCGTCCTTTGCGACGCCGGCGCGCGTGGTCGCCAATGTCGGCGACGACATGGTTTTCGGCATCGAGCCAGGTGCGCCGCGCGACGGCGGCGCGATGGTGACGTTTATCGCGTGCCCGTTCTCGGCCGAGTATCCTGAGCAGCGCGACGGCCAGCCGCCGTCCACCAGGCTCAAGATAGACAACGTGAACCGCGAGCTCGTTCCGCAGATCCGCGCCGCGCTCGGCACGCGGCAGTACATCCAGATCCTGTATCGGGAATATCTCGGCAGCGATTTGACCGAGCCGGCCTATGGGCCGATCGAGTTCGAGCTGCGCAACGTGCAGATGGTCGGCGCGTCGCTGACCGGGACGGCCATGGTGCGCAATCTACAGAACAAGCGTTTTCCGCGCCTCAATCGGAACTACGACTACATGCAGTTCCCGAGCCTGCTTCCCTAGGCGGCCGCAATCCAGGTGACGAAAGACAGTCGTCGAGCTCGGCGGCCATCGTTGCCATTCGCGCTTTGCGAAGTAGCTTGTAGCGTTCGGCTCCTTCAGGCAAGGCAAGAGCACGTCGTCGCGCCTCTGACGCTGTCGCAAGAAGGCGTTCCTTGAGAGAGGTAACCTGTTTGAAGCGCCGCCGTTTCTTGAATGGTTTTGAACCCATCGCACGCAATCCTCAGTCGAAAGCTTGCTTCGAATATGCCGCGCTGAGCAATCTCAGCATTCACCTGGGTTAAAGCGGTGTTGCTGCCAGTCATTCTCCAAGGCTCATACTAAAGTTTGAAGAGATGATGAACCGCGCGGAGTTTCTTGCGCCGCTGATCGGCGCGCCCTGGGCCTGGCAATCCCGCAATTGCTGGGACTTCGCCTGCTATGTGCAGAGCGGGCTTTTCGGTCGCGAGCTGCCGCGCGTCGCCGTGCCGGCTGATCTGTCAAAGCGCTGGATTCTGGAATCGATCGAGCGGCATCCCGAGCGCGCCGCCTGGCGCGAGGTGCCTGATGGGCCTGGCGGCCTGGTCACGGCCGCGGACGGCGCGCTGGTGCTGATGGCGCATCTGCGCTTTCCCGCGCACATCGGCGTCTGGCTGCAGGGCGAGGCACGCGTCATTCATTGCAGCGAGCAGCACGGCGTTTGCTGCGAAAGCGTTTTGGCGCTCCGGCAAATGGGCTGGAGGAAGCTGACCTTTTACCAGCCGATTGCCAGCTGCGACGGCCTCTAGTGACTTGTCAACATACGGACACGTACAGCGGCGGAAGTGCGATCGAAATCGAACTTGGAATGCTTCGCTAAGAACGCATCAGCGCCCGAGATAGCCTCCAACTCGCTCGCTGCTTCCACATAGAATCTGCAGACGATATCACCATCGCGTTCCCACACGACTTCGTACATCATCGGGTCCGGTGAATGTTTTTGAGGCATTTTTCCGCCCGTCCGTTGCGCTGAGCATACCACGGCCCGCCCAAATCGTAACGTCCTCTCCATGCACACAACGTTAAAAAAACGTCCGCTACCGCGGCCGCGTTCGCCCGCGACCGTCCGGCATCTCGTGATGCCGGGCCTCGAGGTCGCGCGTGCGGAGGCGAGGCCGCGCGAAACGGTGACGGCGTTCCTGCGCCGCACGGGATGGGCTGTGCGTGATCGCCAGTATGGCTGGCAGTTTCGGAAGGGCCTGCCGACCATCCTAGAGATCAACGGCGAGGCCGTGCTGCGAAAGGATTGGCGGCGCCGGCGCATTGGTGCGCGCGCCGAGGTGCGCTTTGTCTCCTATCCGCTCGGCGGCGGGGGAGGCGGCGGCGCCAAGCAGGTGATCGGCCTGGTTGCCCTGGTCGCCGTCTCGGCGTTTGCGATCTGGGCCGGTCCTCTGGTCGCGGGCGCGCTTGGCTTTGGTGGATCGGCGCTCGTCGGCGGCCTGGCGACGGCCACGATCGGCCTCGGCGGCTCGCTGCTGGTCAATGCGCTGGTCAGCCCGAAGCAGGGCGCGACCAACGCGCCGAGCGCGACACAGGACCAGATCTATTCCGTCCTGGCGCAGGGCAATGTCGCAAAACTCGGCCAGCCGTTGCCGGTCTGGTACGGGCGGCTCAAGAGCTTTCCCGAGTTCGCCGCTACGCCATGGGCCGAATTCGTCGGCAACGACCAGTACCTCAACGTGCTGTTGTCGCCGACCATGGGGAGCCTCGATTACGAGGCGCTCTATCTCGACGACACGGTCCTCTGGGATCATGTCAACGGGATCTCCGCGACGTTTCCCGGCGCGCAGGTCGCCTTCTATGAGCCTGGCGCGCCGGTCACGCTGTTTCCGACCAATGTCGCGGCGTCGCCGGAAGTCTCCGGCCAGCAATTGCCCGATGGCAGCGGGACCGCGGGCGGCTTTTTCGTCGGGGCAACGGCGACGACGCCGGGCGACTGGATCGGTCCGTTCGCCGCCAATGAGCCGGGCACGCTGGCGCAGTCTTT